TAACTAAAAAAATACCATCAAATGGCTGCAATTATAACTGATCAGATTAGAATATTAAACGCCAAAAATTTTGTTGCCACTGTTGGTGTTGGCACTTTTTATTCTTTTATTGGTTTACCAAATCCTAGTGATTATCAGTCTGATTGGGATAGTAATCCTCCATCACCTAAAGATAATTTTGACCAAGAGAATGATTATTGGGATACTATGATAGCATTGAAGAAAATCAATGCGGGTGATGTAAGACAAGTTGTAACAAAAAGATTTTGGTCTTCAGGGACAGTTTATGATTATTACCGACATGATTATAATAGATCAAATACAGCTCAAATCTCTGGAGCAACTAATTTATATTCAGCATCTTACTATGTAATAAATGAGGATTATAGGGTTTACTCTTGTCTTCAAAATGGAACTGACCCAGATAATCCAAATGGAAGACCATCGTTAGATCAACCAACATTCACTGATTTAGAACCAAGATCTGCTGGTAGCAGTGGTGACGGTTATATTTGGAAATATCTTTATACAATAAAACCAAGCGAAGTTATTAAGTTTGAGACAACAGATTTTATTCCAGTCCCTGCAAACTGGAGCACATCAACAGATAATGCAGCAGTTAGAGATAATGCTGTCGATGGATCAATTAAAATTGTTACAATCACAGATCGTGGAGTGGGTCTTGGAACAGCAAATGCTACTTACACCCGAGTTCCAATTAAAGGTGATGGAAGCGGAGCAGAATGCACGATTACAATTAACAATGACTCTAAAGTAAGTTCTATTACTGTCTCAAATCAGGGTTCTGGTTATACTTTCGGAAATGTTGATCTAATTGCTGGAGGAGTTCCAACTGGAACCACGAGACCAACCTTTGACGTTATTATCTCTCCTAAGGGAGGTCATGGAGATGATATTTATAGAGAACTTGGCGCATACAACGTTCTTCTTTATTCCAGAATTGAAAATGATAATGAAAATCCAGATTTTATAACTGGCAATCAAATAGCAAGAATAGGAATCGTTCAAAACCCAGAGGTTACCACTGGAACATTACTAACAGTAGATAAAGCAAGTGCAGTATATGCATTAAGATTGACTGGAGTTGGGTATAGTTCAGCAACCTTTACTGCAGACTCACAAATAAAACAAACAGTTTCCTCTGGAACTACTGCTGTCGGTAGAGTAATAAATTATGATCAAACCACAGGAGTCTTGAAGTACTGGCAAGATAGAACGGTATCTGGATTTAATACTGTTGGAACAGCACAAACGAATCCTATACATGGATTCAATATGACAAGATTTACTGCTTCACCGTCCTCGGGTGGAAGTTTGACAATCATCCCATCAACTGGTTCAAATCTTTCTATTGATACTTCATTCACAGGTGTTAGCACCGCAATAAATAGTAGAACATATTACCTAGGTCAAACTTTCACGAACGGCGTTTCATCTCCAGAGGTACAAAAGTATTCTGGAAATATCGTTTATGTTGATAATAGACCGGCGATTACTAGATCATCTAATCAAAAAGAAGATATTAAAGTTATTTTGCAGTTCTAAAGAATTATGCCTCAGCAAACGAATCTTAACGTAGCTCCATATTTTGATGACTTTGATCCAACCAAAGATTATCATAAGGTGCTCTTTAAACCTGGGTATCCAGTTCAAGCGAGAGAGTTAACTACTCTACAATCAATACTGCAAAATCAAATTGAAAAATTTGGTCAGCACTTTTTTAAAGAGGGTGCAAAGGTCATTCCAGGAAATATTGGATATTCTCAACTTTATTATTGTGTTCAGTTAAGCAATAATTTTCAAGGAGTTCCTGTTTCTGCTTATGCAGATCAATTAGTTGGTAAAAAAATTACGGGACAAACATCTGGGGTCTCCGCGTTTGTGGCTAAAATTTTATTACCGATAGATTCTGAGAGAGGTAACTTAACACTTTATATTAATTATTTAAATTCTAGCACTTCAAATAATTCAACACAAATATTTTCCAATGGAGAATCTCTAACTTGTGACTCTGCAATCATATCTGGTTTATTGGGAAATACAACGATTGCAGCAGGCGCTCCATTTGCGGTTACTTTATCTTCAAATGCCACTGCAACTGGATCTTCTTTTCAAATTCAAGATGGTGTATATTTTATACGTGGAAACTTTGTAAATGTACAATCAGAAACTTTAATTTTAGATCAATATTCAAACTCTCCAAGTTATAGAGTCGGTTTATTTGTATCGGAACAAATTATTAATGATACTATTGATGAAAGTCTAACTGATAATTCTCAAGGATTTAATAATTATTCTGCACCAGGCGCAGATCGACTAAAAATATCTGTAAATTTAACAAAAAAACCATTAACAGATTTTAATGATAATAGTTTTATTGAACTTGCAACAATTGATAATGGAATTATTAAATCAAAGGTAGATAGAGGAGATCTGGGCGGTGGACCAGGATATCTTGATATTAGAGATATTTTAGCAAGAAGAACCTACGCAGAATCTGGTGACTATTATGTAAAAGATTTTGATATAAGTCTTTTAAACTCATTAAATGATAATATTGGAAACAGAGGAGTATTTCAATCTGGACAGTTTACTTATGGAGGGTCTGTCCCATCAGATAATTTAGCATTATATAAAATTTCTCCAGGTAGAGCTTTTGTTCGTGGTTATGATCTTGAACTTTTAACTCCAACTTTTATTGACGTAGAAAAACCGAGAACAACAAAAACAATTGAAGATCAAGAAATCATTTATAACACTGGACCAACTTTAAAAGTCAATAGAGTTTATGGAGTTCCTGTTCTTGGTATTGGAAATACATACGTTTTAAGTTTAAGAGACAGTAGAAGAGGTGTAGGAATAGCAACGGTTGGAAATGAAATTGGTCTTGCCAGAGTTTATGATTTCAGATTAGAATCTGGATCATATGATGCAACAAATCCTAATTTAAACCAGTGGGCTTTGTCACTTTTTGATGTACAGACTTTTACTAACATCACGCTCAATCAAGTAACATCACTAAGCATCCCAACTCGGGTAGAGGGATCTAATAGCGGTGCAACTGGTTTTATTAGACATGCGGTATCTGCGGGAGTAGCAGTAACAGTTTATGACACTGCTGGAGAGTTTATTGCGAATGAATCTTTAATTTTTAATGGTGTCGCTGATGGAAGAATTGCAATCGCAGTTACCACACTCTCACTTTCTGACGTAAAATCAGTTCACGGTACAAATGACGGGATCGTTGGTTTGGGATCAACATTTTTGGGAGATGTCGTTCAATCCATTGGATTCAATGTTGGTGTTGCAACGATCAGTGCTAGTAGTAATGGTATTAGCACAGTTTTTAGCACTAATGCGTTATTTCCAGGAGCATTAGTAAAAAGAAATAATCTAGTTCAATTTAGTAATCCAGCAAATAGAGATATTAGTTTTGCAAAAATAGTTAGTGTTGGAACAAGTAGTGTTACGATAGAGGCAGTAACAACTGTTGCTGGAATTGCGTCAGGTGACTTACCAACAACAACCATTAATGCTACAGACTTTAAAATTTTAACAACAAAACTAGACCCATCATCGGATAAAACTCTTTATACAAAACTCCCAAAAAACAATATTTCTTCTGTTGATTTGACTGATGCGTCTTTAAGTATTAGAAAAACTTTTACAGTAAATATTTCTTCAAATCAACTTTCTGCTGTTGTGACTGCGGGAACTAATGAAACATTTCTACCATTTGACGAGGAGAGATACACATTAACTCGTTCAAACGGCGAAACTGAAACTTTAACCTCAGATAGATTAGAATTTTTAGTAGGCAGCACTCAGTTACAAATTCGTAATCTTGGTAGTAATGATACTGGTGCAACTTTAACTGCTACATTAAGAAAATTAAAACCAAAGGCAAAAGAAAAAATTAAAAATAGAGTTAATTCGCTGATTATTGACAAATCAAAATATACAGGATCTGGCATCGGAGCAACAACTTTAAATGACGGACTAACATCTGGAAACTATCCATTTGGAACACGAGTTCAAGATGAGATTCTTTCACTTAATGTGCCAGATGTTACAGAGATTCATGGAATATTTGAATCAGCGGATACATCGAATCCATCTGCGCCAAAAATTACTTTTTCTTCTCTTACCAGTTCGTCCACAACTACAACAGAACTGATTATTGGAGAGACCTTAGTTGGACAAACAAGTGGAGCAGTGGCTATTTGTGCTGAAAAATTATCATCATCTCAAATTGTGTTCATTTATAAGAATGATAGTAGATTTAAAGAGGGAGAAACTGTATCTTTTTCAGAATCAAAGGCAAAAGGAGTTATCACTACACTAGACTCTGGTAGTTTTGAAATTTCATCAAACTTTAAGTTTAATAATGGACAAGAGGAAACAATTTACAACTATGGCACTTTGATAAGAAAAAGTGATTCTGAAGAGCCCTCAAAGAGATTAAAAGTTTACTTCTCAAACGGATATTTTGAGTCAACAGATGATGGCGATATTACAACAGTCAATTCATACTCTAGATTTAATTACTCAACAGATCTGCAATCGATTAATGGTAATTCAGTATCTGATATTATTGATATTAGACCAAGAGTTTCTTCTTTTACCGTATCTGAAAATTCTCGCTCACCACTAGAATTTCTTGGAAGAACTTTTAGTTCATCTGGAAATTCTTCTGCTAATATTTTAGCGTCAGATGAGTCGATTTTGACTACATTTTCATATTATTTGGGTAGAATTGATAGAATTTTCTTGACCAAAGAGGGTGTATTTCAAGTTAAATATGGTCAACCAGCAGAGAGACCAGAAAAACCAGTTTCTGTTGATGAAGCCATTGAAATAGCGACAATTACACTTCCTCCATATCTTTACACAATAGAACAGGCTTCAATTCAGTTCTTAGAATACAAAAGATATCGCATGGTTGATATCAAGCAACTTGAGAATAGAATTAGAAATCTTGAATTTTATACTACATTATCTTTATTAGAGACTAACACAGCAAATTTATTTGTCCCTGATGCAGATGGATTAAACAGGTTTAAATCTGGATTTTTCGTAGATAATTTTAGTTCCTTTAAACCACAAGAAGAAAACATTAGTATCAAAAACAGTATTGATATTAAAAATAAAGAGTTAAGACCAAGACACTATACTAATTCAGTTAATCTAATTTTTGGTCCTGTCACCAATGTTGATTCAACAGAGGATCTTAAATTTAATATAATTGAAGGAGTTAATGTCAGAAGAGCAGATGATGTAGTAACTCTAGACTATGCTGATGTTGAATATATTAAACAATCTTTTGCAACAAGATCAGAAAGCGTGACTCCTTTCCTTATTAGTTTTTGGCAGGGAACACTAGAATTGACACCATCTTCTGATACTTGGGTTGACACCACTCGTCTTGAAGCAAAAGTTATTAATACTGAAGGTAACTATGCAGAAACACTCAATAATCTAGCAAGAACTCAAAATGTGGATCCTCAAACTGGATTTGGTCCTATCCTTTGGGACTCCTGGCAGACTAACTGGACAGGCACAGATGTTATAAACTCATCAAGAACTAGAGAGGTTACTTTTGGTGGAGAGTGGATTGGATGGGCAGGTAGACCTGGACAACCTGGAACTGCTTGGGGAACTCAAACAACTCAAGTTGTTAGAGATGATTTAAGAGAAACTGTAGAAACAGGAGTTCAGACAAGAACAGGAACACGAACTATCGTTACTGAGCAATTTGATAGAACTTCAGTTGGTGATAGAGTTGTAAGTAGAGATCTTATACCATTCATGAGATCTAGGAACATTGAATTTGTCTCCAAAAAAGTTAAACCACTTACAAGACTCTATGCGTTTTTTGATGGCAAAGATGTAACTAGGTATTGTGTCCCAAAACTCTTAGAAATTAGCATGGTTTCTGGAGTATTTCAAGTTGGTGAAAAAGTCATTGGTAGACTTTTAAATACTGGTTTGAATCCAGATTTAAGTAATACTTCACCTCGAATAACTTTCAGAGTGGCACAATCAAATCATAGAGAAGGTCCATATAATATTCCAACAGTAACATTTGCAAATAATCCATATACAAGTCAATCATTATCTGGAACTTACTCATCAACATCAAATATTCTTAATGTCGATACTTTTTCTCTCGCAAGTCAAGCTCAAGGTGAGTTTGGTGGATATGTAGAGTCTGGTATGGCTTTGATTGGTCAAACGAGTGGAGCGAGAGCGACAATCACCAATGTTAGATTAGTTTCTGATTTATCTGCCACACTAATTGGCAGTTTCTTTATTCCAAATCCAAACAATGTAAATCACCCTAGATTTGAAACTGGAACTAAGACATTAACTATCGTTAATGACGAAAACAATAATCAAGATCTTGCGACTACAGTTGCAGAGGAAGGATTTTCATCATCAGGAACTCTTGAAACTGTTCAAGAAAATATTATCTCTGTTCGTAATGCTAGAGTTCAAAATAGACAAGAATTTGAAAGTAGAAATGTTAATAGAAACTTAGGAACACAGGTTGTTGGGAGCACGGTTGTTTCTGAATCCAGCAGACAAGTCGTAATTGGATGGTATGATCCTTTAGCACAATCATTCTTAATCGAAGATGAGACTGGTGTATTTGTCACTAAATGCGATGTCTTCTTTAGATCAAAAGATGACATGGATATTCCTGTCGTTTTCCAATTAAGAACAATGGAAAATGGATTCCCAACACAAAAGATTTTACCGTTCTCAGAAATCGTCCTTGATCCTGATCAGGTGTTAATATCAGCGGATGGATCAGTTGCGACTACAATTGAATTTAAAGCACCAGTTTATTTGGAGGGTGGAAAAGAATATTCCATTTGTTTAGCATCCAACTCCACAAAATATAGTGTTTACATATCTAGAATTGGTGAAAATGATCTATTAACCCAAACGTTTATTTCTAATCAACCATACTTAGGATCGTTGTTTAAATCACAAAACGCTTCTACTTGGGAAGCAAGCCAGTGGGAAGATCTTAAGTTCACTATGTATAGAGCTGACTTTTTAACATCAGGATCTGTTGAATTTTATAATCCAGAACTATCAGAAGGTAATGGACAAATAGCAACATTATTACCAGATTCTTTGATCTTAAGTTCTAGAAAAATTAGAGTTGGTCTTGGAACAACTGTAGCCGATTCTGGATATGTCTTGGGAAATACGTTCTCTCAACTTGGAACAAATGCAACCGGCGATTTAGTTGGAGTCGCTGGATCTGCCACTGGAACTTTAACGGTTTCTAATGCAGGTATTGGTTATACTCCTTCCAGTGGAGGAGAAACCTTTAGTGGAGTTAATTTAGTCACAGTCACTGGAAGTGGCAGAGGTGCCACCGCAAATATTACTATTTCCAATGGTGTTGCCATAGCAGCGACTATTAGTAGCGGCGGATCTGGATATCAACTCGGGGATACTCTTGGAATTACAACTATTGGTGCCGCATCTGTTGGAAGAAACGCTAGATTTACGATAGCAGGAATTGGACTGACAAATGAACTTATTTTAGATAATGTCCAAGGCAATTTTGTCACCGGTGCTGGATTTACGATGAGATATACAAACAGTTCTGGTATAACAACAACATTAAACCTATCCGGTGTTGGTAATACTCAGGGTGGAAATGTAACCCCCACTGCAATTGTTGTGGTAAATGACGGACTGCATATTAAAGTTAATCATCAGAATCACGGAATGTATTTCAGTGATAATAAAGTCAAAATTG